GTGATGGACAAATCAAAATCATCTTCTCGTCCGTTTGACAAGCTAATGACCGACATTAGAGAAAAAAATAAACCTTCTGAAGTAGAACCTGCAGTAACGGAGTCTTATAAAATGAATTATTCACATAAAAAATCAAAGTTTATTATGGAGGAGATGCCAAAAATCGGAAATCATTCTGTATCAAAATGGAATTTGATATATCAAGATTTACAATCAAAATATGGGGATAATATAGAACAAATTCCTGATCCAAAACATGCAGAGATAATAAAAGAGGTACCTAAATTAGCAAGATATTTTTGGGATGTTGCACTAACAGAAAGACAAAGAATCAGCATTCAGGAGGAAGCTCAAGACAGTAATGTAGTTATTGTAAATGCACTACTAGGAGTGTGCACATATCTTGTGTATACTTTTGGAAATAGAGCAGCAATAAAAGTAAAAGAAAAAACAACTCTTTATATGCACATATTGTTCAATGCTGTTGAAGCTGAGGCCAGAAACAATAATAGTTCTTCAGAATTCGGACATGCCAGAATTGATGGCATAGAAGAAGCAGCAAACAAAATGGTAGACAATATCATAGGCGAACAAGTAGCACGTTGGATAAAGTAAATGCTGATACGAGAACTACTAGCAGAATCACGACAACTAAAGGAAGCAAAGGGCCATTTGGATCACCCAGAGGATTTGGTGTTTCTGCAAGATGCTAGCGGTATACAACGTGCCATTGACGCTATAGTTAATACTGCTAGTCAACCTAAAGCAATCACTATCAAGTGGGACGGTTACCCAGCACTAATATTTGGTCGCGGTTCAGATGGCAACTTTACCATTATGGACAAGCATATGTTCAACAAAGCTGATCCCGCAGTTAGACAGCTACATAGCCCACAACAATGGATGCAGTATGAACAAGCACGAGGAGAGCGTGCACGCAGCAATCTGGTAAGCATCGTAACCGAACTATGGCCAGGACTAGAACGAGCAACAAATGGCGCAACTGGATACTACTGGGGAGATTTGCTATTCAGTCAACCATTAGCAGCAGATAACGGACTATACAAGTTTCGTGCTAACCCAAATGGAATAGCATACACAGTAGAAGTAGATAGTCCTCTTGGCAATCTTATGACTAACAAGTCAGCTGGAATAGCAGTTCATCAGTATTTGGATCCAAATGCTACATCAACTGATATGGCTCAACCTCTAAATGGAACTATTGGTCGTCTAAAGAACAATAGCAATGTGGCCATTATACCTAGTGCTATGCCTACAGTTCCTAAAGTGGCAGTAAATCAAACACTACTACAGCGAGCCAAAGCAGCACAACAACGCTATGGTCAAGCTATAACTGACTTTATGAACAATGCGCCGCAAAGTAGAACACAGTTTGAGCAACTGTTCACTACATATATCAACAGCAAGATAGTAAGCGGCAATCTACAAAACTTAGTCACTGACTTTTACAAGTATTTTGAAACCAGACCCATGACTGAGCGTATGCGTGCTAAGTTAGCAGAATACTTTAGAACGCATACAGGACAAGTTCGCGCACTATTTGCCGTCTGGATCGCAATATACAATCTCAAGATGAATGTAGTCAAGCAGTTAGATCGTGCTGCTAAGTCAAGCCCAGTAAAAGGATATCTACAAGACGGAACACAAACTCAAGAAGGCTTTGTAAGCAGTGGATTGAAGTTCGTAAATCGTATGGGATTTGCCAGACAAAATCTTGCTGGTCGCCAACAAACAAAACTAACCGAAGCGGTAGATAACAAACAAGAACTTGTAATCTATCCAGGCGGCTTTCATCCATTTCACTTAGGTCACGCCAGCGTGTTTGATCACTTAGCACACAAGTTTTCAAATGGAGAAGTATTTGTAGCTGCCACCGATACCAAAACAGAGCGCCCATTTGGATTTGAAGACAAGAAGTTTTTGGCCAATCAAAGCGGTGTTCCAAAAAATAGATTTGTTCAAGTCAAGAGTCCATATCGCGCTGAAGAGATTACCAAACAATATGATCCAAATAGCACGATATTGGTATTCGCAGTTAGCGAAAAGGATCGTGATCGTTTCAACTTTGCTCCAAAAAAGGATGGTAGTCCCAGCTACTTTCAGCCATATGAAGATGGAGTTAGCGAGCCAATGAGCAAACACGGCTACATATACGTGGTTCCAAAGATAGATTTCCAAATAGCTGGTCAAAGCATAGACAGCGCCAGCAAAATACGTCAGATGTATACTGCCGCTGACGATGCTACGCGAACGCAAATAATACAAGACCTGTATCCATTAGGCAAGGCTCCAAAACGCATCAAGCGCATTTTGGATAGTGTATTAGGTGGTCTAACGGAATTCTATCTCGGTGATAAAAACAATACTATCAAAGAAGTATACTTGCCTCTAACGCCTAAACAACATGCTGGAAAACGCAATTATGAAGCAATTAAACGAAGTAGCAAAAACAATAGTAAATGTACTATTGTAGTATTTGATCCATTAGTACGAGATTTTGATCCAAAAAAAGGAAAAAGATTTACACTAGATGCAATGGTAACAAAACAGTTGTACGACAATGTTCTTGATCGCATAGTAAATCAACGACAACAGTTGCCAACTTATGAGAATCTTACTAGTCTTGTAAAGATCGCTGATATGTTATCTAATAAGAGCGATATAAAAGAGGCCGATAACCCAAACTATTTCGGTGGTAGTAGTATGAGTCCAATACCTGGAACTCCACAAAGCTTGCGTGTAGTTCCAAAAGAAGAACTGAAAAAACAGCGTGAACAGGAACGCGAAGATCGTAAACTACGCAAGTTTATGGGCCGCAGCCATCACTAAAAAATCAACATTTTCTATCAGTTCTACCAAACGGTGATAAATATACTTGACACGCGAAGAAAGTAGCTTATACTTGATTCAAGTGTCACGTTGTCTCCGACAGCAACACTTTATATCTTGGTTTATAGTACACTTTTTACAATTTGAAAGGAGCAAAAATGTCACTAGAAGCATTACGTGCCAAACTACAGGCACAAGAAAATCGTTCACAACAAAATCAACAAAACTCTCAAAAGATCGGTGGTGATCGTAGTATTTACGCACACTGGAACTTGCAAGATAACGGTTCATCCACTCTACGATTTCTACCAGATGGCGATGCTAACAACGTCTACTTCTGGGTAGAGCGTCAAATGATCAAGCTGCCATTCGCAGGCATCAAGGGTCAAAACGAAAGCAAGGAAGTAATCGTACAGGTACCGTGTATTGAAATGTACGGTGAGCAGTACAAGTGCCCAGTGCTAGCAGAAGTTCGCACTTGGTACAAGGACAAGTCGCTAGAAGAAACCGCCAACAAGTACTGGAAGAAGCGTAGCTATCTGCTACAGGGCTTCGTGCGTGTAAACGGTCTACAAGAAGACGAGCCACCAGAGAATCCTATTCGTCGCTTTATCTTCACACCGCAAATCTTCAAGAACGTCAAGAAGACATTGCTTGATCCTGACTTCAAGATCATGCCAACAGACTACAATGCTGGACTAGACTTCAAGGTATCTCGTCAGAAGAACCCAAAGGGACACGCTGACTGGTCACATAGCGATTGGTCTTTCATGAAGGGTCCTACCGCACTTACAGAGGTAGAGCGTGCTGCTATTGAAGCACACGGTCTATATGACCTCAAGGAGTTCTTGCCAAAGATGCCTAGCGACAGCGAGCTACGCATCATCAAGGACATGTTTGAGGCCAGCGTAGATGGTCGTCTATATGACCCAGACAAGTGGGGTGCTTACTTCAAGCCATGGGGTCTACAAGTAGCAGGTGGTAATAGCTATGACGATGATGACATTCCAGACATCTCTGTGCCAGCACAGCCAAAGGTCAGCGTTGCTGCATCTAAGCCAGTAGCTAAGCCACAAGTAAGCGAGTCTACTCCTCCATGGGAAGACGAACCAGAAGCTAGCAACAACGATGTAAAGGTCGTTGAAAAGCCAGCAGTTAGTGCTAAGACACAAGACATCTTGGCAGTGATTCGCAGCCGTCAAAACAAGGCAGCCTAATCAGCTAACAATCCAATACCCAGCTAGTCTGGGTATTGGTTCTACTCAGGAGAATAACTATGACATTACCAGATGAGAGGTTTCGCGCCCTAAAGCAGGGAAAGAAACTATTAGAAGAACTATGTGACCCTGGAAAAACACCACGCGTGCCCAGCATTGTTCGTGATCGTGCACGCAGCGTGCTGCGACACTATCCACATGACTATGAGTTTGAAAAGTTGGCGGATAGTTGTCCAGAACTATTAGACAAACAGCCATTCAGCGTGTATACTAACAAGCAAGTAGTGAATGGAAGATAAATGGCAAACAAACCCTTTGATGTAAGCAAGTTCCGTAAGGAACTAACTAAGTCTATTGATGGACTTAGCATTGGATTCAATGACCCAACTGATTGGATCTCAACAGGCAACTATGCTCTGAACTATCGTATTAGCAATGACTTCAACAAGGGCATTCCGCTAGGAAAAGTAACTGTGTTCGCCGGAGAAAGTGGCAGTGGTAAGAGCTATATCTGTAGCGGTAACTTGGTTCGTCATGCACAGCAACAGGGCATCTTTGTTGTGTTGATTGATACCGAGAACGCACTTGATGAAGATTGGCTCAAGGCTCTAGGCGTTGATACTAGCGAAAGCAAGTTGCTAAAGCTCAACATGGCTATGATTGATGACGTAGCCAAGACTATCTCTACATTCGTTAGCGACTATCGTGAGTTGCCCGAAAGTGACAGACCAAAGGTTCTATTCGTTATTGACAGCTTGGGAATGTTGCTAACACCAACCGATGTCAATCAGTTTGATTCGGGCGATTTGAAAGGCGATTTAGGTCGCAAGCCTAAGGCTCTAACAGCACTGGTTCGCAACTGCGTCAACATGTTCGGTAG